ATGACTGATATGCATCAGGCTGTTGATGTTCCTATAGTTCTTGCTCAAACAAATCTAACACAGGAATATGAGGGAGATTTTTCTACTAGACGAAATATTGTATCAACATATCAATTTACTGCTAAATCGTATGTGTACGGAAACACTAATCAGAATTTTGCTAGAACCTTGAGAAATGTCAATATAAATACTAGTGATAATCCGTTTACCTTTAGTGATTCTTATGGTCTAACTGCATGAGTGATAATGATATTATTTCTAAATCTCTAGACTTGGCATTTTCTGGTATAACTGCCGAAGCTATTGTCCCTCCAAAAACAACCAATATTGATGGTGATTTTGATTATGCTCGTGAAAATATTAAACAATTAATTGCCAATGGATCTGATGCTATCGATGAGATTATTAAAATTGCCAAGGCTGGCGATAATCCAAGAGCATTTGAAGTGGTAAGTTTATTATTAAAAACCGTGGCAGATATGAATAAAGATCTGATTGATCTATACCAGAAGACTAAAGTTGTAAAAAAAGAAGAAACAACAATCAACAACACAACAAATCAATCTATATTTGTTGGATCTACTAGTCAACTACAGGATCTCATTAATAAAGATCGTAGTCGTATTAAATCTATTAAGAGTCAACAATTTTTAGAGAATGATGAAAATGGGATCTAAGAAAAAACATGGGTATTTGGGCAATCCAAATCTCAAACAAATTAGTACTGATGTAGAGTTCACAAAAGAACAAGTTGCAGAGTACATGAAATGTGCCAGCGATCCTGTTTATTTCATTAAAAAATATATTAAAATTGTTACTCTAGACAAGGGTCTTGAACCTTTTGAGTTGTATGATTATCAGGAAAAGATGGTAGAAACTATTCAAGATAATCGTTATATTATTGCAAAACTACCACGACAGTGCGGTAAAACTACAACTGTTGTGGCTTGGTGTGTACATTATATTCTGTTTAATCAGAGCGTAAATGTGGCTATTTTGGCTAATAAACTGAAGACTGCTATGGAAATTATGAAGCGTGTCAAGGAAGCATACGAGTACCTTCCAAAATGGCTTCAACAAGGCGTAGTGGAATGGAACAAGACTTCTATTCAGATTGAAAACGGATCTCGTGTTTTGGCATCTGCCACATCTGCTAGTGCTGTCCGTGGTGGTTCATATAATGTTCTAGTGCTCGATGAGTTTGCACACGTTCCGTCTAATATTGCAGATGAATTCTTTAGTTCAGTATACCCGACCATTACCTCTGGTCAAACAACTAAAGTTATTATTGTGTCTACGCCTAACGGTATGAACATGTTTTATAATTTGTGGCAAGGAGCCACACGCAAATCAGAAGAAGAAGGTAAGAGTGAATACGTTCCTATCGAGGTTCATTGGAGCCAAGTACCTCTATACTCTGGCGGTCCTCTTCGTGACGAAAAATGGAAAGAACGAACCATAAAGCAATTAGGCGGTGGAGCTGGTGGAGAGCAGCGTTTCGACAGTGAGTACAATTGTGATTTCATCGGCTCTTCTAATACTCTAATTTCTACAGCAAAGCTTCATACTCTAACACATAAAAAACCAAAAACCAAATCCAAAGAAGGTCTCTGGGTCTACGAAGAACCTGTAGCAAATAAACCTTACATCATGACTGTAGACACTTCCAGAGGACAAGGAAAAGATTACAGCGCAATCTTGGTATTTGACGTATCAGATACTCCGTATAAGATGGTGGCAAAATACAGAAATAATATTATTTCTCCCATGTTGTTTCCTACCATGATTGATGCTCTTGGCAGGAAATACAACACAGCCTATGTTTTGGTGGAAGTAAATGATATTGGTAGCCAAGTAGCAGACATTCTTCACTATGACTTGGAATACGAACATGTTCTTATGAGTACCAATAAAGGCAGAAGTGGTCAAGTACTAAATGGAGGGTTTGGTAAAGGACAGACTCTTTTCGGTGTTCGAACCACCACGCCAGTTAAGAAATTAGGATGTTCTATTCTTAAGAGTTTAATTGAACAGGACAAACTTCTGGTAGAAGACGAAGAAGTTATTTCCGAACTGTTGACCTTCATATCAAAACATAATAGTTATGCGGCAGACGATATGCACACAGATGACCTTGTGATGTGTATGGTGTTGTTTGCTTGGTTGACAAAGCAACCGTATTTTAAAGAATTGACTAATGTGGACATCAGAAAAGAACTTTTTGAAGGCGAAATTAAAAAAATTGAAGAAGACGACTGGTTCAGTTTCGGGTTTATTTCAAATGTAGACGACGAAGAACCCCCTCAATCTCAGCCAGATTCAGAAGAACGTGACTTTTGGTCTAAAGCGTAAACTCCTAGAAATATAAATAACGAGTAGAACTAACTAAATCTTAGGAGAAAAGATGTCGCAATTATCAAATAACTTACAACTTGAATTTGTTTATTATCAATACTCTAATCAAAAGGAATATCGCTAATGGCAACACCTGAATCTGATTCTCCTCTTATTGCTGGCGTAGTATCTTTTAATGGACTAATTCCTATATTTGGGAATACTGGTGCTAACGGAACCACAGCCGAAACTAGTATTGGTATAATGACAATTCCTTCATATAATGACTGGATTTCTCGTTTAAATTCCAGTCCATACCAAACCACAGGTCCTACAGGTGCTTGGGTTAATGAGTGGTGGGCTGTATACAATTATCTACAATACGGTGGAATTTGTTTGGTTGGTGGAACAGGATCTACTGGTGATTATTATGGTGGAACTGGAGGAGTTTTAACTGCTTCTAACACCCCATTACACAACAAGAGCATAAGTACTTTTGACGTAGTATTCGATGCAGGAAATACCTATTCCGCTCAAGCAGCCTATAGTATTGCTACGACAAGACGAGATTGCGTTGCGTATATTGGAAATTACCAGAGTATTACTGGACTTCCTTTAGGTGCAACTTATTCAGGTCAAACTGCAGATTTTGGCGTGACTCAAGGCACGACTGGTACAGAGTATGTGGCTTTTATTGCTGGTCGAAAGAAATTTTTAAGTGATGTTGGACAGTCAACTGGCGTAGTGTTTACTGCAAATTTAAGTCCAGATGCTGCTGGTTGTGCTGCTCGTACCGCAGCATCTACTTCGTTGTGGGTTCCACCTGCGGGAAAAATTCGTGGCAGAATTCTTAGTGTAATTAATTTACAACAAAATTTCACTGCACCAGATGCTGATTATTTGTATGCTGGTAATGTAAATCCAGTAAAAACTTTTCCAGGAGAAGGTACGTTTCTGATGGGTAATAAAACATCATATTCTAGTACTAGTGGATTGGGGTATATAAATATAGTAGGAATGATTGCTTATTTAAAGAAACAATTATTAATTATTGCTAATTCGCTTTTATTTGAAGCAAATACTGTGGAGTTAAGACAACAGTTTCTTTCTCGTGCCACTCCAATATTAGAATCTATTAAATCTGGTAATGGTATCTCAGCATACACAATTGTCTCAGATGCTAGTAATAATACGCCAACAACAATGGCAGCAAATAAATTGATTGTTGATATTACTATAAAACCAACTTCATCTGTTCAAACAATAAGTATCACTGTTGTTAATAGTGATACCTCCGAAGTCTTAATATAAGGATATAGAAACACATGGCAACTAATCATTCAATCTCTGATTTTATCACTGGTTTTGGTGGCGGAACACGTCAAAATCGTTTTCTCATAACAGGAACAATTGGTAGCGATAGCAGTCCTAATGCTTCTTCTACTTTTGAAAAAAATGTTTTTTATGTAAGAACTGCAACTCTTCCTAATTCCACATTAGGAGGAATTCCTATAAATTATCGAGGAAGAACTGTGGTATATCCTGGTGAACGAGTTTACAGTCCTTGGCAAATAACGGTATTAGACGATAAGCCTTCAACAAATGTAAAATTATTTGAAGCATTTCACGCTTGGAGTAATGGTATAAACAATCATTTACTTAATACTACAACAACATCAGGACTTGATCCAAGCAATCATTTTGCTAATACTAATTGGACTGTACAGCAACTAGATACTAATGGTGCTATTACGCTTACAGGTAGAAAGTTTACTTTGTTTAATTGCTGGCCTCAAACGGTAGGTGATTTAGCCCTAGATATGGGAGCAGATAATACTCTTGCTAGTTTTGCGGTTACTATTTTTTATAGTCATTATTCGATTACTTAATTTATGAAAAGTGAGAATTTATGGAATTAGAACTATTCGGCTTTACAATCGGAAAAAAGAAACAAGATGCTCCACCAGAGAATCGTGATGTAATAACCCCAGATTCATATGATGGATCTTATGTCCTAGAGACTGGTGGTGTGTTTGGTACATTTGCAGATTTTTCTGGAAACGCCAGAGACGAAAATCAATTAATTGCCCATTATCGTTCAATGGCATTGTACCCAGAAGTAGATTCTGCCATTGAAGACATTGTTAACGAAGCAATTGTTTTGGATACTGATCGAAAACCAATAAAGATTGATTTAGATCGTGTAAATTTATCTGAAACAATTAAAACTAAAATGCATAGCGAGTATAATCACTTGCTAAAGCTTTTAGATTTTTCTAATAAATCCCACGATATATTTCGTCGCTGGTTTATTGATGCCAAGACTTTCTACTTCAAGAAAATTGATAAGAATGATATTCGAAAAGGTATCATTGAACTAGTTCCTATTGATCCTGTAAAGATTAAAAAAGTTAGAAAGATTGAAAAGGATAAAGCTGTTTACGGTGGTGCTGCTCCTTTCTCTCCTATTAAAAGTATTCAAGAATATTATGTTTACACCGA